CAGTCAATACATTAAAGAATCATGGATACTGTAACTAACATTGAAATAAATATTTTAGACGCAAATCAAATAGAAATAGATCAAATAAAATTTAAAAAGATGGTGTTTTTATACAACGCATTAGATAACGGTTGGTCAATTAAGAAAAAACTGAATTCTTATATTTTTACGAAAAATCATGAAGGGAAAAAGGAAATATTTGATGAGTCATATTTGTCCATATTTATGAAGGACAACTCAAACATAAATAATATATTATCTTAATATGTAGGTAGTGAATTAAATTAATAAAAACAATTAATTTAATTTTAGGAATATTTTTTTCTTTAGCAATATTATAAAATGGGAGGTGGTTTAATGCAACTCGTGGCTTACGGCGCTTAACAGCTTGGGCGCCAACAGTGAGCTGCTATCATGGGTCGTATATCTCCATGATGGAAAAAACAGTGTAAATATACGGATTGATAATAATCAATCATATAACTCGCTAGTGATTCAACCATATCCTTAAGGAAAAGGTGGAATCGCAAGATTGTCAAATTGCGGGAACTTTCTTAGAGCTTTGACTACTACTTATTCATGGTGACATGAATAATACCATAGGGTAATGACCAATGGCATAGTAAAAACGTCAAAGATTGGATGATCCGCAGCCAAGTATCTTATATCGAAACAATTTAAATAGAAATAATTATAGTAAATAAGTAAAGCTCATGGAAAAATTGGGAGAAATATATTGTTTAACAAGTCCTTCAGGAAAAAAATATGTGGGACAATGTGTTAAGTATTTATCTAGTGGAAAAAAATGGGGGTATTTTAGTAGATGGAAAGAACACATTAGAGATTCCAAAACAAAAAATTACTGTAGACTATTAAATGGAGCAATCCGTAAATATTCCCCCGAAAATTTTTTACTAGAAATAATAAAAGAATGTAACATTGAAGAATTAAATTATTATGAAGAATACTACATAAATTTTTACAACACATTAACACCAAATGGTTATAATTTAACTACTGGAGGTAGTATATGTCGTCAATCAGAAGAAACAAAAAAATTAAAACAACAAAGCATGATTGGAAAAAATAAAGGTAAAATTTTAGAAAAAAGAGAAAGAAAACGCGAAGAAGATAACAATTTACCTAAATATTTAAGATATTATACTGATAGTTCAGGAAAAGAAGGATATAGAATATCAAATCATCCTAGTTTAAAAGATAAATCATTTGTAGGAAAACAAATTTCATTAGAAACAAAATTACAATTAGCAATAACTTATTTAGAACAAACACAGCAGATATTAAGATAAAGGTTCAGAGAGTAGACGGCAGTCGGGAATTTATGATAGTTTTAGCTAAACTTGAAATTTCTTAAGGTGTACTCCGCCCTTACCAGAAATGGTAAGGAAAAAGCAAGATGTATACTTAACAGGCAATCCGCAGATCACTTTTTGGAAAGTGACATACAGACGTTACACTAACTTTGCTATCGAATCAATCGAGCAAACATTCAATGGACAAGCCGATTTCGGTCGTCGTGTTCAGTGCGTGATCAGCCGCAATGGTGATCTCGCCTACCGCACTTATCTCCAGGTTACTCTCCCTGAGATCAATCAGCTCATGGGCATTGCTTCCTTCGCCGTTGGCGTTGGTTCCGGTGTGTATGCTCGTTGGTTGGATTTCCCCGGTGAGCAACTTATCGCTCAGGTTGAGGTCGAAATCGGTGGTCAACGAATTGATCGCCAATATGGTGACTGGATGCACATCTGGAATCAACTCACCATGACCGCTGAGCAACAGCGTGCCTATTTCAAGATGATTGGTAACACAACTCAACTTACCTTCATCACGGACCCCTCTTTCTCTGAGGTAGATGGTCCTTGCGACTCCTTGGCTCCTCGTCAAGTGTGCGCCCCCCGTAATGCTCTTCCTGAGACAACCCTTTACGTGCCTCTCCAGTTTTGGTTTTGCACTAACCCAGGACTTGCGTTACCCCTCATTGCTCTACAATACCACGAAGTCAAGATCAACCTTGATATCCGTCCTATTGACGAGTGCTTGTGGGCTGTGACCACTTTGAGCTGCAACTCTGGTGAACTCGGCGTCAATGGTCAAGTGACTGCTGCTGGTCAGTATGCTCCTGGTCGCCCTGTGCCTGCCGCGATTGCTTACAATCAATCTTTGGTTGCCGCCTCTTTGTATGTGGATTACGTGTTTTTGGACACGGATGAGCGCAGACGTTTCGCTCAAAATCCTCATGAATATTTGATCACCCAGCTCCAGTTCACAGGTGATGAATCAGTTGGTAGTTCTTCAAACAAAATAAAGCTCAACTTCAATCACCCTGTGAAGGAACTCATCTGGGTGGTCCAGCCCGATCAAAACGTAGATTATTGCTCATCTTTGGTGTGCGATGCTCTCTTGTTCAAGGTGCTTGGTGCTCAGCCTTTCAACTACACTGATGCGATTGATGCTCTCCCCAATGCTATCCATGCTTTCGGTGGCCCTGCCTCTGTTGCTGCTGATAGCCGAGCTTTCATTGATGCTCGTGGACTTTTCGAGGATGCTGGTGCTCTCGATTACGAGATCCCTGTTGGTTTCACTGGATACTGGCACGGACCCAACAATCCTTACAATGAGGCTAACATGGGCGGCCCTGCGGTTCCCATTTCCACCCAAACTGCTGGTGTAGACCCTGCTCTTCTTGCCCAACTCCAAAGCTTACAATCATCTAGCAATCACATGGAAAATTCCACAGTATCTGATGCCGGAACTTTCGTGATGACTGAGACCTCTTTGGACTTACATTGCTGGGGCCAAAACCCCGTAGTTACTGCCAAGTTGCAGCTCAATGGTCAGGATCGTTTCTCTGAGCGTGAAGGAACTTACTTCAGCTTGGTGCAACCCTTCCAGGCACACACTCGATGCCCTGATGAGGGTATTAACGTGTATTCCTTCGCATTGCGCCCAGAAGAACATCAGCCCTCTGGCACATGTAACTTCTCGCGTATAGATAACGCGACACTCCAACTTGTGCTTTCCAATGCCACAGTTGAGGGCACCAAGACCGCCAAGGTGCGTGTCTATGCTACAAATTATAACGTATTAAGAATTATGTCGGGCATACAGTTAGCCTGTGCTCAACAGTTGGCTGCCATATTAGATATTTGCTTACTAATATGGATAAACAGTGTAAAGCAAATATACATTCAGAAACAACAGAATGTATTATATAACCAGCTAGTCTCTTTGTGACTATTAAGTCATTTTGAGGCAACATTTCTAAATTGCAGGAACATCCTTAGAGCCTTTTCTACTACTTTGTTGATCGAAAGTTTAACAAATATCCAGGGTAATGACCTCGGACATAGTAATAACGAAAAGGATTGGACAATCCGCAGCCAAGCTCCTAAGTGCGCTATCGCAAGCATATGGAGAAGGTTCAGAGACTATAATGGAGTGGGTCTGAGAAAGTTAGCAACTTTTAATGAAGACTTAAGGGATAGTCCATGCTCAAATAGAAATATTTGGGTTTGCTGTATGCTGCTCGGGGCGGGTTAGCTTACTCAAATTAAAGTAACTAAGATTATTTTAATAGTAATTACAAATAAAACATCTTAAAGACATTCATATTATATAATATACAATATGAATTATAAACTTTCATATGATTTTGATGCACAATTAAATTGTGGCATTATTCGTGTTAATGACAATAATGTCTTAATGGATTTTGTAGATTTATTTTCAATCATAAATTTTTACAAAAACTTCATTCATTATGAACCTACTGTAAAAAAATATCCATATTATTTTCGTAACAACCAAAAAATTTCATATTTAGAATATTTATTCAACTATGATGATTCAAATATTAAATATGTATTTAAAAATAATAACAAATTTGATTTAAGAAGAGAAAATATATTTATTTATCATAATTTTCACCAAACTATAACAAATAAATATGATATAATAGAATTTAAACTTGGACATTATATAAATACCGGTACAGATGCTTATGTTATGAAAAATCCTATGTGGAAAATTATGGAAAATGATAAAGAATACTGGTTAATGTATTGTGAAAAAGACACAATAATAAAATTATGCCAAAAATCATTAGATAAAATTGTAGAATACGAAAATTTAAAAAATGAAGGAAAAAACCTTACCTTTTTTAAACTACAAAATGGTTATA